CTAAATTAACTGATCAAGAGTTGACTCTTGTAGTTGATACAGCTAACGCATTTAAATTCATCGTTGATGATATTGAAACTTCAATGTCTCACGTGAACTTTAAAGAAGTTGCTAGTTCATCTGCAGCATATGCTCTTCGTGATGCTTATGATGAAGGTATCATCGCTACTATGTTCGCAGGTGTATCTGCAGCAAGTCCTAACCATATACTTGGTTCTGACAACGCTACTGATTTAGCTGCAGGCACATTTGATGGAACTGGTAATCTTGACATCGGTTTTGCTTCAAGTGAACACGATCCTATTGACGTATTGTCACATATGGCTCGTTTGCTTGACGAACAGAACATTCCAGAAGAAGGTCGATGGTTCTTAGCATCACCTGATTTCTACGAAGTTCTTGCGAGTTCATCGTCAAAACTTTTGTCTGTTGATTATAACGCAGGTCAAGGTTCTATTAGAAATGGTCTAGTCTCAAGTGGGAAACTACGTGGATTCGATATGTACAAGTCAAACAACATTGCAAGCACAACTAATGCTGCTGGTAAATGTATTGCTGGTCACATGTCTTCTACAGCTACTGCTCAGACGATTACAAGTACTGAAGTATTGCGTGATCCTGATAGCTTTGGTGACATAGTACGAGGACTCCATGTTTATGGTGGAAAAGTACTACGTGGCGAAGCATTAGTTTCTGCTTTCTATGGTATTGACTAAATAGATTTGGGAGGTGTAAAAACCTCCCTTTCTTTTTTTAGAGTATAAATTTTATTAACACTAACTTATCTTTTAAAGATAAAGGAGACACAAAATGTCAAACCCAGTATTTAAAGTAAGAGATACAGGGCGCAACTCAGCTAGAACAGTTGATGTTGGGAAAATTGCTGACAATATTTGTACCTCATGGACTTCAGCTACAACAGGAACTATTGCAGTTACTGCTGATGCTACTTATGATGTTACATTTACACAACCCGCTGATACTATTATCAGAAATCTTATTGCCATTCCAGCAGGTAACATTGTTACAGCAGGAGCTTCAGGTGATGATGTTGATTTTGATTTAGGTACTGCAGCAGGTGGTGGTCAGGTTATTGATGAAAAAGCTATCTTAGACGATGGTGGATCAGCAGTAACTTGGACAGCAAACGCACCTTTGTATATTATTCAAAACTCACACGGACACGCAGCTAACGCTTTTGTAGGTACAGGAGTAACAGCAGGTGTAGTAGGCGGACCAGCAACTTCAGAAGCTATTGTTATAGCCTCTACGTTATATAGTGCTGCTGCTCGTACACTTCATGCTCGTCTTAAGCCACTAGCAAACGATCTTGCTACGGCAGCTACAACAGTTACTTACTTAGTAGAGTTTTTACATCTTGGCTCAACCCCTGATTAAAAATGCCACAGTTAGGTAACGATAAAAATCCTATGATCCTAAATGGCTCTAGTAAGCCCAAAAGCACTAGAGTCTTAGGATTGTTAGGTAGCGCATATTCTGGTGAAGCAAAGCAGAAATACACTGATAACTATGATCGTATATTTAGTAAAAAGAAAAAGGGCAAGTAATGGCTACAACATATCTAACAATGACTAATGAAGTTCTTAGAGAACTCAATGAAGTTCAACTAACTTCTGCAAACTTTTCAAGTGCTGTAGGAATACAAGCGTTTGTTAAAGAATCAATTAATAGATCATTAAATGATATAGCTAACCAAGAACCTCAGCTTCCTTTTTTTGCAGCAGCAGCTAGTGGAAGCACAGATCCATTTTACGGCAATGTTACAGTAGCGTCAGTAGCAGGACAGCGTTGGTACACTCTCAAAGCAGGAAGCTCTAGTATTACTACAGACTATGCTTCTATAGATTGGGATGATTTTTATATAACTACAATTAGTGTGTCAGGCGAATCTGCACCTTTTGTATCTAAAGGTTTAAAGTTTATAACACTTGCAGACTGGACAAGATATTTAAGAGATTCAGAAAATGCAGACGATGCTGACGCACAAACTTATGGAGAACCTAAGTATGTTATTCGTAGTCCTGATAATCGCAAATTTGGATTAAGTCCTATACCTGATAAAGTATATAACGTACATTTTTATGCATATGACGCACCTACTGCTCTTTCTGCACATGGAGATGCGATTGTATTACCAGATCAATATGCTTCTGTTATTACAGCAAGAACACGTTATTACGTACATCAGTTTAAAGAAAGTTTACAGCAGGCAGCTTTTGCGTTAGATGATTATAAAAAAGGTATGAGAACAATGAAATCTAATCTTATTAATCCTCAACCTAAAAACATGACAGATGATAGGATTTATTTCTAATGGCAGCATCACAACCCTTTTCAGTTGCGTTGCAAGGTGGTTTAGATAAGTCTAGTAATTCATTAGAGCTTTTACAAACTCCAGGAAAAGCAACAAGATTAAAAAATTTTGAAGTCTCTACAAAAGGTGGCTACAGAAGAATTAATGGCTATACGCAATTAGGTGACGGTACAAGACCTAATAGCTCTAATGAAATATTAGGTATGCACGTTTACGCTGATGGTGTAATAGCTTCGTCAGGTACTAATATATATTTTAGTCAAGACGGTAATAGTTGGTTACAAATAAATAAAGCAAGTGTTGCAGGCGGAGGAGATAACTACAGTACTTTTACAGGTCGTAGTGCTTCTGCAAGAACTTCACAAAGTAAAACACACTTTGCTACTTTTGAAGGAAATACAATATACGGAGAAGTTATCATTACTGATGAAGGCTCTGGAGTAAAACCTTTTTATTTTAAAATGACAGGTACAGATTCTGATATAACAAACAGAACTTTTTTTGCTAAAGAAATAACAGTAAGCGGTACACACTTTCCAAAATATTGTGTAATACACGATAAACATTTAGTAGTTGCAGGAGCAGCTACAGCTTTAAATACTATATTTTATAGTGGTACAAGCGATATAGATGATTTTACATCTACAGGATCAGGCAGTATTGTACTCGATGACCAAGTAGTTGGTCTTAAATCTTTCCGTGATGAACTTTTTATATTCTGTAAAAACTCTATATATAAGTTACAAAACATAAATAACTCAAGTACTATAGCTATTGTACCAGTTACTAAAAACGTAGGTTGTGTAGATGGTAAAACTATACAGGAATTTGCAGGTGACTTAATCTTCTTAGCTCCTGATGGTTTTAGAACCATTGCAGGTACAGCAAGAATCGGTGACGTTGAACTTGGAACTATTAGTAAATCTATTCAGCCTCTTATAAATGATATTTTTAGTAGTACAATTACTTCTGAATACAGCAGTGTAGTACTCAGAGATAAATCACAATATAGACTTTATTACAGTGCTTCAAATGCTTCAACAACTAATTCAAAAGGAATTATAGGAACTCTTACAGCTAGAGGTTTTGAATGGGCAGAAGTACAAGGAATACAAGCTCCTGCAGTAGCTTCTGGATTTAATTATTCAGGAAAAGAAAAAATATATCACGGAGACAGAGACGGATATATTTACAATCACGATACAGGAAATAGTTTTAATCCTGCAGGAACTGAAACAAACGTAGAAGCAGAATATCAATCTCCAGATTTTGATTACGGAGACTTTGGAACTTTAAAAACTTTAGATCACATTAAAGTTTCTGTATTTCCAGAAGGATCTGTAGAGCCAACACTTAGAGTTAGGTTTGATTATGATAGTACAGAGAGACTTCAACCAACAGATGTAGGAATAATATCAGCAACTCCTTCTATATTTGGAGATTCATCAGCAGTATTTGGTACAAGTACTTTTGGTGCGCCAGAACAACCTTTAGTAAGAGCTACATTAACAGGAAGTGGACATAGTAACTTCTTTAAAATATTTAGTAACGATACAAATGCTCCTTACACAGTAAATGGCTTATACGTAAATTACAGACCATCGGGAAGACAATAACAATAAAGAGAGAATTAAATTATGGCTCAAACATATACTAGACAAAGTTCGATAGCTGATGGGGATACTATCACCGCTGCGTTGTTCAATAACGAATATAATCAACTCTTAAATGCGTTTGCTTACAGCTCAAGCAGTGCTTCATCTACAGGACACAGACACGATGGCTCTACTGCACAAGGTGGTAATATTCATACTATTGGTGATTTAGATTTTTTAAATAAAATAGTTGTAGACAGTACTAACAATCGTTGGGGAGTCTTTGTAGAAGTATCTAGTGCAGCCGTAGAACAAGTAAGAATCTCTGATGGTGTAGTATCTCCTGTTACAGACAGTGACGTTGATCTTGGTACAAGCTCGTTATATTTTAAAAATGCTTACATAGATGCTATTACTACTACAGGTAACGTAGCTGTAGGTGGTAATTTAACTGTTACAGGTACTACTGCATTTAACGGTGGTACGTTAACGTTAGGTGATTCAGCTTCTGATAACGTAGTGTTTGGTGCTGACATTAACAGTAATATGATTCCTAACACAGACAGTGCTTATGATCTTGGTAGCTCTTCACAGGAATGGAGAGACTTATACTTAGACGGTACTGCACACATTGATACGCTAGACGTAGATGTAAACGCTACCGTTGCAGGTACACTTGGAGTAACTGGCATTGCTACTTTTACTGATGATATTATTATTGGTGACGGTAAAACTATTGGTTCTGCTTCAGATGTTGACGCTATAACAATAGCAGCTAATGGTCAGCTTACACTTACACAAACTTTAATTGGTACAGCGTTAGACATTAGCGGTGACATTGATGTAGATGGTACAACTAATCTGGATGTAGTCGATATTGACGGAGCTGTAGATATGGCTACAACACTTGCTGTTGCAGGTAACGTAGACTTTAACGGTGATTTAGATGTTGACGGCACTACAAACCTAGACGTAGTAGACATAGATGGTGCTGTAGATATGGCTTCTACATTAGCAGTTGCAGGTGTTTTAACAGGAGCATCTTTAGATATTAGTGGTGACATAGACATAGACGGTACTTCAAACTTAGACATAGTTGATATTGACGGTGCAGTTGATATGGCTACTACACTTACAGTTGGTGGTGAAATAACAGCAGCTAGTTTAGATATATCAGGCAACGTAGACATTGATGGTACACTTGAAACAGATGCACTATCTTTAAACGGTACAACAGTTACAGCTACTGCAGCAGACATAAATTTAATAGATGGTATAACTAACGGAACAGTTATAGCAAGTAAAGCAATCGTTACAGATGCTAACATAGACATAACTGGTGGTAGAAATATTACTATTAGTGGTGAGTTAGACGCTGCAACTTTAGACATATCAGGTGATGCAGATATAGACGGTACTTTAGAAGCCGATGCAATTACTGTAAATGGTACAGCTTTGGCAAGTGTTATTGCAGGAACTACAGTAACTAATGCTACAACTGCTGCAGTAGCTACAACAGTCACTATTACAGACAACGAAAGCACTAACGAAAACAACGCTATTGTCTTTACAGCAGGTGGAGACTTAGATGGTGGTAACTTAGGTTTAGAATCAGACGGTGATTTAAAATATAATCCAAGCACAGGAACTCTTTCTGCAACTAACATCTCAGTTAGTGGTACACTTAGTACTGTAGACTCAGTTACTATGAGTGCTAACAATGCTGTTGTATTTGAAGGTGCTACTGCTGATGCACACGAAACAACTTTAACATCTGTAGATGCTACTGCTGATAGAACAATTACTTTACCAAATGTATCAGGTACAGTTCCTGTATTAGCTGCAGCAAGTAATACACAAATTACTTCTACACCTGAAGAACTTAATATCTTAGACGGTGTTACAAGTACTGCTGCAGAGTTAAACATCCTTGATGGTGTTACAAGTACTGCGGCTGAACTTAATGCCTTAGACGGCATCACCGCTGTAGTAGGAGAGCTTAATGCTCTAGACATAGGTAGTACAGCAATAGGTACGGCAGTAGCTTCTAAAGCTGTTATATTGGACTCTAACAAAGATTATACAGGTGTACGAAACCTTACTATAAGCGGTGAGCTTGATGCAGCTACGTTAG